TATTAAAAAGCCCAGTATCCTGTTTCGATGTCATACCAATCAGTATCTACATATGCGTGCTCAAGAAACATCTCAATCTTACCGCTTTCAATCATGGCAATGTTGTCATTATCCATAACTGTTTGCTCAACAAACTCTGGAGCAACGCCAGCCAACTTTGCAGCCTCAAAACTATGATGACCGTCAGTGATAACGCGATATTCTTCGCCATCAATCTCAAAAACAGGGGTAACGTAAACTTTGAAGTCGCGATCAGCTAATTTTTCAGCTACTATTTCATCGTCTCTGTATGATTGGCTGCTGATTGTTTTCATTTTTATTTCCTTAGTTGCTTCGCCTTAACTCTTGAACTAATTATAGTAATTACATGATGTAATTACAAGCAATATTTACAAAAAAGCCGCAATAAATGCGGCCTGCGTCACAACTCAAATACTCTCAGTCTCAATATCAGCATCAATCACTTCATCCGTCCGGCATGGATCTAGCTTGATCCGTCCAGTTCGCAGCATGTAGCGCATATCTTTTACAGCAATGGCTCCGCTATCCTTGATCGTCACAATCGCGCCAGCCTCTTGCGCTGATAGGGCAGTGTCATAGTAGTCTCGATTCATTGTGTAGCTGACTAAATCAGGATCAACAGCCTTATACTCAGCGCAAGCCTTCAGCGCAGCATTGACTACAGAATCCCATAGAGACACGACCATATCAAGCGCGGATGTCTGCGAGCTGGCATTAATGCGTGCCTCTTCTGCGGTCTTCTCGCCGCCTTCCATCATGAGTTTCGCGCCCATTGATTCCATTTGTTTTTGCAGGTCGTCAAGGGCTTTGTTTAGGCTGCTGGATTCTGGCGCGCTGGTAGTTTCAAATCCACCACTCTCGCCAAGAAAGTGACCCTTCGTGGCCCCCACTTTGATCCCGTCAGGGTTTGCAGTCTGGAACTGCTCCCAACTCATTGACGTACGAATGCCTAGCGTTTGCTGACCGTGGGTATGCAGGTTCTCGCGGTAATCTGCCGACACCTGGTAATGCGCAAGATTAACCACGGCAATATCCATTAGCGGAATTTGGATCTAAATCTGCCACGAAAAACGGAATGTAATTAAACGGGACGCCAACGCCACGGGCAGCCTCGATGCTTTCTTGGGGATGTACTCCTCGGTTAAAGCTTTGCCTGCTTCATCGTAAAGCGCCTGGGTGTAAACGTAATCGCCAAACGCGCCGCCGAAAATCTCGCTTGCTTCTTCTGGCGATCGCAAGCGCAAAACTCGATATGTCTTTTTCAGCTCATGGCTGAATTCATCAATGGGCACTTTTGCATATTCAACCAGTTTGACCATGGTCAGCATTTCACGACCAAAAATAAGCTCATGAGACCAGTTATCTAATGCCTCCGCTGTGTATTCTGCGGCATATGGCATCAGGTTTAATCGCGCCTCTTGCTCTGCCGTCATGCCGTCTTCAACGGACGGATAGTCAACCAGGAGGCAATGCCGCCCAGCCTGTAAAAGATTACTTACGCCTGACTTATTCACGCGCTCAATGCCGTTGCCTGCGCCGTCAAAGTTATCGATAAGCGGTAGCAGTGCATCTGGCATTTCATACGATGCAGGCTTACGGAATGCAGCCCCAACCATGTCGCGCAGTGTTTTATTTGTGACACCAAAGAAATACGCTCGCTTCAAGTACGCACCATAACGCTCAGGCTCTTCTTTAGCAAAAGCGGCAGGCATGTAAATCTCGCGCTGATCTTTCACCGTCATTTCATCTGAGCACATATCCCGCACAAACCTTACGCGCCGGATCTTCTGCTCGTACTCTGGATGAACGCTACTAATTGGCATGATTATTTCCTTACCATGAGAATTTGATTTTAACGTCTGAAATTGGTTTTCTTACTGGGTATTTTCTATGAATGAAATAGCCAGCACAATCAACCCAGTCATCTATCGCTGGGTGGTCTTTGAACTTTTCAGGATCGCCGTTTTTATCGTAACCCTGCGATTCTAACGCAAATGTCAACTCAGGGCATTTATCTGTATTGACTAGCAATGTATCGTGAGATAGCAGTGCATTCACCGAGTTTATGCGATCGCGGACGAATGGGTTTTCATTTGGTGGATCGCACTCATAGCCAGCATGGCGAATAATATCGATGTCCGATGCGCTGGCATTTGTGCGGCCAGACTTGCCACTAGCATCAGGATAAACACACAGCTTATGGCCTTTGTATCTTGCCAGATTATTTACAAAGTCGTATGTATCGTGACTGACAAATTCATCAACCGCTATCGGTGTATTACTATCGATAACGAATGTAGTAGCACAACAACCACCAATATTAAAATCCAAACCAATAAACAAACGGTCGTCCGGCTTGATAACCCGATCCGAGTGGTGTTTCTTTCTGTCAAAGAAGTGATAGACCTTTTTGTCTGATAGGCTGACAAACTCACCTTCAAGATAAAGCTCGGCAAGGATTGGATCGTAGTTACTTCTGATCTGCTCAATGTATTCAGGTGGTAAGAAAGGATTTGAATATGTCGATGCCCGTATAAGCTCATAACCTTCTTTCTGCTGCTTCTTCCATCGCTCATATACAAAACCGTTAATGCCTTGGTCTGGCGTTGTTGGTACACCGATAGAGTTCTTTCTGAATGCCTTCTGCCGTGTACGCTCTGTTATTTTGCGGAAAACGTAAGCGGCCTTTTCTTTCTTGAGAGTATCAAGCTCATCAGCGATTGAATGCGCAACCTCAAACGCAACAAGGCGCTCCGGCTTATCATAAGATCGAAATATAATAGAACCTTCAAGTTCTGGAACAAAGATCGAGTATTCAGACTTGTTTACTTTGAACGCCAACCCTAGAGAAGTTAGATCATCTTCAATACCAGGCATTGCCCGTAATCGTAAAAGGTCATAGGTCGGCATAGTGTAAAGCGTGTTAATTCCTTTACCAGTCTGCTCCATGTTTTCAATCATAAGCAGTAACAGGCGAATAGTTGAGGCTCTGGACTTTCCAGCGCCAAGGCCCGCGATCATAGCTGGAAACTGCGCCTCTGAGAATGCGAAAGTCTCTTGCGGCTCAGTTAGTGCAATGGTGATCTCATTCATCCTTTACAGCTCGAACAATGCGGATTGTTTTATGCTTATCCTTTATCTCAATTTTATCTTCAACGACCTTGTCAAGGCCAAGCAATTTAGCTTTCCCCATTGTCGCAGATATGGCAGCACTAGCTTGTGGCGTTTCAGCCTCAAGAGCCACCTTTCTAGCCTCTTCAAGCTCATCAATCAATGAATCTACCGTGATATCGTGCCGCTTACTTGCCACCTCTCGCAATTCGTCAATTCTCCCCTTAATCTGGCCCTTAGCGTAAAGCTCGCTTGCCCGCTTGTTTATTGTCTGCGGCTGCATGTTTTCGCAACTGAATGCCATCTTATATGCTAGTGATGCATTGCCAGTCTCAATGAATGATCTACAGAACTTTTCCTGCTTCTCTGTAAGCGCCATACACGACTCAAAAAGTCAATAAAAACATATCTCAATATTACCACAACGCCAAAAAATAAACCCGCATTAAGCGGGATTTTCGATCTTAACCATGTTAATTGGTCCGCCAGTGTAAACATCCAGCTTCATTGCCACCTTTAACGCCTTAATCGGATCGTTGCACACCTGGTAAGCGCCTTGTGCTATTTCAGCTCCGCTACCACCAAAAAACGGAATAACTGCCCTGCTCATTACAAGCGTATCACCAAATGCACGAAACGCCTCACCAGTTTCCTTGTTAACAAATAGCACATCGGCATCACTAGCAGACAAACCAGTTGGCTTTTCCTTTCCTTCTAACAGATACCCAACAACTAAATCAATTCCGTCGGTATTGCCGCAACCCGCTACAAAGTACCCACCGATATCCTGTATTTTATTTCTTACTCCGACAATAACTGATCCAGCAGTAACCTGACTATCAACCGCCAGCGTCTTTCCGTCAAAAACGATAGTTGTCATTTGCTTTCCTTTTCAAACTCAATCAGCATATCAATGCAATGTTTCGCCTTTTCAAGATCTTCAATTCCTGCCTTGTCTCGGAATCGAGTAACATACTTGATAATCGTATGCTGCAATGGATCCAATCCGTTTTTCATGCTGTATTGCATCGGCTGGATAGCTAGTTTTGTGTAGTGATCACCGCCGATTTGTGTTGATAATGGCGATTTACTGACTGGTTCAGCCGCCATAGGACCATCGTCGCAAGCAAGTTGGTTTGCCGCAAGTTCAGCTTGCGACTCTTTCTCATCGCTATGAATGCGCCATTTTTTAATATCTGTGGTTGATTTACTTCCAACGCTCCATATCCATGCATTTGCTGGTTCATTTTTATATGATTTCGTTTCGTTGAAAAACATAACATCAACCAATACCGCATCATCAACCGGCCGCACGCCTTCATTGTCATGCCAATCTGTGCCGAACTTTTCAAGTGCTAACTGCTGTGGTGTTTTTTGTTCAACCCGATTACGCTCATTCCATCGCTTCATAAACTCGTCACGATGCACGATTGTTTTGCTCCAATGCTTGCAAAGTTCAACCGATTTGAGGCGATATCTTTTACACTCAAATTCCATGCTAAATCTATCATCAAATCCATCTGCTAATTTTGGATATTTGGCGTAAAACCACAGAGCGCAACAGTCCTTATCCTGCGCCGCATATGGAAAACTCTCAGGCCAATCTTCCGGATTTACGTTATCCAAAAGTATATCGATCAACTCGCGTTTTTCCTTGGTCATTTTGCTTGCTCCTTTTCCTGCTTAATTTTATCTACTTGGCTGTGAAACCATTCCTTGAAGTTTGGATTTGTT